AGCAGGTGCTAATAGCACAATAACATACGATATTGAAAATAATATTATTGGCCCAGCTGCAGGATACACTCTTACAGGAGACTTAGATGGTGCAACTCAAACAGGAACTGGAGGCGTTACGCCTTATAGCTTCGCTACTGGACTTCAATTAAACCCAGGATACAGCTTAGTTACTGCGTTCACATCTACTAACCCAAGCGGAACAATACCTGCTGGAGGAGGAATAGCTAACGGAGTATTGACTGGAGAAATTCAGCAAGACACAACATGTACAGGTTATGAATTTGTTGATAATGCTGAATTAGTAACAGCAGCGAATCTATGGATTTCTAATGAAGCTCAAGCAATCGCCACTTACGGTCAAATAAATACGTGGTGTACTGGAAATGTGACTAATATGTCACAATTATTTGCTAATAAAACTAATTTCAATGATGATATTTCAAATTGGGACACAAGTAATGTGACTGATATGAATCAGATGTTTGTTGATGCACATTCATTTAATCAAGACATAAGTTCTTGGGACGTGAGTAGCGTTACTGATTTTAGTTTTATGTTTGGTTCTACATTAGCATTTAATCAAGATTTAAGTTCTTGGGATGTCAGTAGTGCGACTACTATGAATTCTATGTTTAATGAATCGGCATTTAATCAAGACATAGGTACTTGGGACGTGAGTAGTGTGTTAACTATGAGTAGGATGTTTGCTTTTAACTCAGTATTTAACCAAGATATAAGTGCTTGGAATGTAAGCAATGTTACTAATATGTTTGGTTTGTTTGAACAAGTTACAGCATTTAATCAAGATATAGGTTCTTGGGATGTGAGCAGTGTGACTAATATGGCTAATATGTTTGCGCACCAAATTCTTGCAACACCTGGTCTGTTTAATCAAGATATTAGTGGTTGGAATGTGAGTAATGTGACTGATATGAGCGCTATGTTTTTTAATGCTGATTCATTCAACCAAGATATTAATGGCTGGAATGTGAGTAGTGTAGCTAATATGAATTCTATGTTTGCGCATAATTCCATATTTAGCCAAGACCTTAATTCTTGGGACGTGAGTAGTGTTACTAATATGGGGGATATGTTTAATAATGCAACTTCATTTGATGGTAATATAAGTTCTTGGGATGTGAGTAGTGTAACTAATATGCAACAGATGTTTTATGTTGCCTCCAATTTTAATCAAAATTTAAGTGGTTGGTGTGTTACTAATTTTGCTTCAGAGCCTGTTAATTTTAACACAGCTGGCATCATAACACCAGCTAATAAACCAGTCTGGGGTACGTGCCCATAATAATAAATAAAATTAAATATAATGGATATAAGAAAAATATCAGTTGGCCCAGACTATAAGTCTGGGGCTATGCATTATTTAGTAGGGCAAGATGTTCTTAGTGGAACACATAAGATTCATTTAATAAAGTATGACTCTGAACTACAGTCCTATAAAATATACATAGAAGACAATGATGTTGTTATTCTTTGGAAGGAATTTAGCTCTGCTATGCCTGTGTCCATTGAATACAACATAAACTTTTGAAATCACCAACAGACTTTATAGTCACACCAAGAGAAGATAAACGATACTCCAATACTAAAAATATTGGGGGTATTGATTTTTTAGTAAGTTCCTCCGAGGAAGATGTTAGGTACTCTAATAGGTATGCAGACGTAAAGTCTTTGCCTATAAACTATTGTGGACCTATAGAAATAGGAGATACCTTATTGGTACACCACAATGTCTTTAAGTTTTATAATGATATTCAAGGAAGAAGAAAAAGCGGAAAGAGTTTTCTAAAAGACAACCTGTTTTTAGTAGACAATGAGCAGTTCTTTATGTATAAGAAAAATGATGTTTGGCATGCGCACGACAGATACTGCTACATTAAGCCTGTTGAAACAAAAAAATCTGTTATATTTAAAAACACAAACGAAGAACCTTTAGTTGGCATAGTTAAGATTCCTAATGAAAACTTAATTAAGCAAGGCGTTAATAAAGGAGACTTAATATCTTTTAAGCCTGACAGCGAGTATGAGTTTGAGGTAGATGGAGAAAAACTTTATCGTATGTTTGACCACCAAATCACAATGATTCTATGAAGTCAAATAAAGAAATGAAACTTGATATTATATCTGCTGCCAGAAAGGCTGTAGAGCAGCTAATAAAGGTCGCTAAAGAAGATATTATAAAGCCTGACCCAGAAGATGATATTTCTGCAGACAGGTTAAAGAATGCAGCGGCTACAAAAAAACTAGCAATATTTGATGCGTTTGAAATACTAAGCAGAATAGAGTTAGAAAAAGAGGCTTTAGATTTAGCAGAAAGTAATAACAAAGTAGATACAAAACAAGGGTTTGCAGAACGAAGGTCAAGATAACGTATTATATAAGGACGTACAAGATTACGTACCTAAAGCCGTACTCACCAACAAGAACAAAAATAAAAGTTGGAAGTATGGGTATGACGAGAAATATGATTTGGTTATAATTTCAAAAACAGGAGAAATTGAAAACATAATTAATATACAGGGTTTAATTATAGCACTGCCTAAGTGTCCAAAAAAGATTTATTCTAGAAGTAAAAGCAAGGAGAATCAGTATTGGGAAAGAATTGACATACCAAAGCCTTTAAGTAAGATTCAATCTATATTTCAATGGAATGAAATGCCTTCTGAGTTTAAGAGCAGTTGGGTAGATTATATTGAAAACGAGTTTGACAATAGAGAGTTTGGCTATTGGTTCATGAATAAAGGCATTCCAACATACGTCACAGGTTCTCACTACATGTATCTTCAATGGGCTAGTATAGACATAGGATATCCTGACTTCAGAGAGGCTAACAGAATATTATGGCTACACTGGGAGGCGTGTAAAGCTGACAAAAGAAGCTTCGGTCAAGACTATTTAAAGATTAGACGTTCAGGATTTTCATATATGAGCTCAAACGAAGGGGTAAATATAGGAACGCTTGCTAAAGATTCAAGGGTTGGAATATTATCTAAGACTGGTTCGGATGCAAAAAAAATGTTTACAGACAAAGTTGTGCCAATAGCAAATAGGCTGCCTTTTTTCTTTAAACCTATTCAGGATGGAATGGATAAGCCTAAGACAGAACTAGCGTTTAGAGTTCCAGCTTCTAAGATAACAAAGAAGAACATGTTTGAACAGGACAAAAATGAGATGCTTGGCTTAGACACAACAATTGACTGGAAGAATACCGATGATAACTCTTATGATGGTGAAAAGCTTTTGTTATTAATCCACGATGAAAGTGGAAAGTGGCTCAAGCCAAATAACATATTAAATAACTGGAGGGTAACTAAGACTTGTTTGAGATTAGGTAGTAAAATTATAGGCAAATGCATGATGGGCTCTACTTCCAATGCTTTAAGTAAGGGGGGTGATAACTTTAAAAAGCTTTATGAAGACTCTGATGTGAAGTTAAGAAACTCCAATGGTCAAACTAAAAGCGGATTGTATTCACTGTTTATTCCTATGGAAATGAACATGGAAGGTTTTATAGATAGGTATGGAATGCCTGTTCTTAGAACTCCTAATAAACCTATCTTAGGAGTGGATGGAGAAATGATATCTCAAGGAGCAGTTGATTATTGGGAGAATGAAGTTGACTCTTTAAAAAGTGACGCAGATGCACTTAATGAATTTTACAGACAATTCCCACGTACAGAGTCTCATGCGTTCAGAGATGAAAGCAAACAAAGTCTTTTTAATTTAACAAAGATATATCAACAGATTGACTATAACGACTCCATGATTAGAGAGCAGCATTTAACACAAGGCTCTTTTTCTTGGAAAGATGGAATAAAAGATTCATCTGTTATTTTTACACCAAATAAAGATGGTAGGTTTATGGTGTCTTGGACTCCTGGAAAGAATTTACAAAACAATGTTTTAAAAAGAAATGGAAGATTCCTGCCAGGCAACGAACATCTAGGAGCATTTGGATGTGATAGTTATGACATCTCTGGTACTGTAGGCAACAGAGGTTCAAACGGAGCACTTCATGGGTTAACTAAATTTAACATGGACGAAGCTCCTAGTAATGAGTTTTTTTTACAGTATATAGCTAGGCCTCAAACAGCAGAAATATTTTTTGAGGAAGTCCTTATGGCTTGTGTTTTTTATGGCATGCCTATACTTATTGAGAACAATAAGCCTCGTTTATTATATCATTTTAAAAACAGAGGGTATAGAGGTTTTAGCGTGAATAGACCTGATAAGCAATATAACAAATTATCACGAACAGAAAAAGAGTTAGGAGGTATTCCAAATTCAAGTGAAGACATTAAACAGGCTCATGCTGCGGCTATAGAGTCGTATATAGAAAAGAACATTGGATTAGATATGGAGAGCACTTTCAGAGACGCTGACCTTATGGGAACAATGCCTTTTACTAGAACATTAAATGATTGGGCTAAGTTTGATATTAACAACAGAACTAAGTTTGACGCATCTATTAGTAGCGGTTTAGCTATAATGGCTTGTCAAAAACATTTATATACACCTGAAAAGAAAAGCTCAAAAATTTCAGTTAACTTTGCAAGGTACACCAATAAGGGAATAACAAGCGATTTAATTAGATAGATGAAGGAAGTTAAAATTAATATTTCATCTGTAGGCTTTCCTAGTCAATTTGTATCAGACGCTGATAAAGCCACTGATGAGTTTGGCTTACAGATAGGGCAAGCAATACAGTATGAGTGGTTTAAGAAAGACGGCAGTGGATGTAGATTCTATAACCAATGGAGAGATTTTCATAGACTGCGTTTATATGCTAGAGGTGAGCAGTCAGTAGCAAAATATAAAAACGAATTAGCTGTAGATGGAGATTTGTCTTATCTAAATTTAGACTGGACTCCTGTTCCAATTATACCAAAGTTTGTGGACATTGTAGTCAACGGTATGGCAGACAGACTTTTCAAAGTAAAAGCTTATGCTCAAGACGCTCTATCCCAAGGGAAGAGAACTAAGTATCAGGATATGATTGAAAGTCAAATGGCTGGAAAGGAAATCCTAATGGACATACAGGAAATGACAGGGACAGACCCTTTTACAATGGACCCTGACTCACTTCCAGAAAATGACGAAGAGCTTACATTGTATATGCAGCTTAATTATAAGCCTGCTATTGAAATTGCAGAAGAAGAGGCTATCGACACAATGTTTCAAGAGAATCATTATTTTGATGTTAAAAAAAGAGTTGACTATGATTTAACTGTTTTAGGAATAGGGTGTGCAAAGCATGAGTTCTTACCAGGTTCAGGTGTTGAGGTTTCATACGTTGACCCTGCGAACATAGTATACAGCTATACTGAAGACCCTCATTTTAAAGATTGCTTTTATTGGGGAGAAGTAAAAACAGTCCCAATTACAGAGCTTCTTAAAATAGACCAAGACTTAACTAATGAAGATTTAGAAACTATATCTAAGTATAGTCAAAGCTGGTACGACTATTACAACGTTGCACAGATGCAGCAGAATGACATATTCTTTAGAGACACAGTTACACTTCTGTACTTTAATTATAAGACCACAAAGAAAATGGTTTATAAGAAAAAGGTTTCAGATAGTGGTTCTGTTAGAATGATTGAAAAAGATGACCAATTTAACCCCCCTTCGGAAATGATGGAGGATGGCAAGTTTGAAAAGGTATCTAAAACAATAGATGTTTGGTATGATGGAATAATGGTAATGGGAACTGATATAATTATAAAATGGGAACTGGCCAGGAATATGGTAAGACCTCAGTCATCTTCTCAACACGCACTTCCAAATTATGTAGCTACAGCTCCACGTATGTATAAAGGTGTTATTGAATCTTTAGTTAGAAGAATGATTCCTTTTACTGATTTAATTCAAATAACTCATTTAAAACTACAGCAGGTTATAGCTAGAGTTGTTCCAGACGGAGTCTTTATTGACGCTGATGGATTAAATGAAGTTGACTTAGGTACAGGTGCGGCTTATAATCCTGAAGACGCTTTGCGTTTATACTTCCAAACTGGTAGTGTTATAGGTAGAAGCTACACTCAGGACGGTGACTTTAATCAAGCTAGAGTTCCTATTCAGCAGCTTACTTCTAATAGTGGTTCTGGAAAAACTCAAATGCTTATTACAAACTATAATCATTATCTTAATATGATTAGAACTGTGACTGGTTTAAATGAAGCTAGAGACGGCTCAACGCCTGACCCTAATTCATTAGTTGGTTTACAGAAGTTAGCTGCTCTTAATTCTAATACAGCAACAAGGCATATACTTCAGGGAAGTTTATATATCTATAGAACTATGGCTGAAGCTTTAACTTATAGGGTTGCAGATATACTAGAGTATTCTGATTTTAAAGAAGACTTTATTAATAAAATAGGGAAGTACAATGTTAGTATACTTAATGACATCTCTGATTTGTACATATATGACTTTGGTATCTTTATTGAAGTATCACCTGATGAAGAACAGCAGGCTCAGCTTGAACAGAATATTCAAATGGCACTTTCTAAAGGAGATATAAACCTTGAGGATGCAATTGACATTAGAGAGTTAAGAAATATTAAGCTGGCAAATCAACTTCTTAAAGTAAAAAGAAAACAAAAGCAAGAACGTGATGAAAAGCAGGCAATGCTTCAACAGCAGATGCAAGCAGCTTCACAGTTAAAGTCCCAGCAAATGGCCGCACAAACAGCAATGCAAAAATCTCAATCAGAGATGCAGGCTAAAATGCAGATGAAGCAGGCAGAGATAGCTTTTGAAATAGAGAAGATGAAGAATCAGGCTCAACTAAAAAGTATGCTTATGGCTGAAGAGTTTAGCTATAACCAACAGCTTAACGGAATGGATGCTGAGGCTTTAGCAACAAGAGAAGCAGGTAGAGAGGAAGCTAAGTCAAGCAGAATAAGTCAGCAGAATTCAGAACAATCAAAACTAATTAACCAACGAAAAAATAATTTACCTCCTCAAAGATTTGAGTCTAATGAAGATAGTTTAGACGGATTTGATTTAGCGGAGTTTGACCCAAGATAAATAAATAAATATGCCA